AATGGCTGGACCGTGTGTGGTCTGCCGCCCTGCTGATCACTCTTGGTCTCGCCGGTCTCCTCTGGTGGTCCAATAAGAACGCAGTAAACTCCTACAAGGACAACATCGATGAAGAAGCTAACACTCGTGGGCGACACGCTAACGATGCTGCTGCCGATGCTATGCGTCTTAGCCCTAGTGAGCGTGCTGAGCGGATGCGCAGTAAAAATTGGTGGCGGGATTGAAGCTGCCTGTGGGCAGTGGGATCCGATCTACGCAAGCAAAGTAGATAGTCTTGAGACTGTTGAACAGATTTACATGAACAACGTCAAACAAGAGGCTTTCTGTGATGGCGTATAAGCGTGACTACAAAAAAGAATATAAAGCCTCACGTACCCCTGAGCGTCGTAAAGCGAACATCATGCGCAAGCGTGCCAGACGCCTTATGATTAAGAAGAAGGGTGCAGCGGCGGTTCGTGGCAAAGAAGTTGATCACAAGAACCACAACACTAGCGATAACTCTTCGAAGAACCTACGGATCATCTCAAAGAAGGCGAACCGTACGAAGCAACCGAAGCGTAAGTAATTTCAGTCAGAGGGGCGCTGTATTTAAGCCCCTCATACGTGCTGCTCCTAGCAGGCGTAGCTACCGGATTAGCATGCACTCCCGGTAAAGAACCCGTCCGAAGACAAGACAAGCGATATGAGGCCCCTGCGGGGATAACCTTGAGGAAGTTGGCTGCTCTAAGCGCCGGGATCGATCCAAAAAAACATTCCCTCCCCATTCGGGGACATACCCTATATATGAAAGGCCAATATCATGGCTCAGACTGACAACTACACCCCATTGAAGGTTGATACCTTTGCTGGCTCCGCTGGTACCCATAACTACGCTAACAACCGTGACCTCCTCCTCAAGGCGTTCTCGGGCGAGATGATCCGTCACTTCGATGAGAAGTTTGCTCTGAAGAACGGCGTACGCTCCATTTCCTTGAACGGTGGTATTTCTGCTCAATTTCCAGCAATCGGTCGTGCTTCCGCTGATACGTTTGTACCCGGTCAAGAGATCGTAGGTCAGACCATCGACACCGCTGAGAAGGTTGTCACCATCGACGACACAATCATCAGCTCCGTATGGATCCACAACATCGACCAGATGCTTACGCACTTCGAATTCCGTGGTGAGTACAGCAAGCAAATGGCTTCCGCTATGGCTCTGACCATGGAACGCAAGTTGTTCCAACGTGCCGTTGGCGTAGCTCGCTTGGGCGACCAGTTCAACGCTGCTTCCGTCGCTGGTATCGATGCTGCTACCGCTGCTGCTACCGGTAAGGGCGCTGGCCTCGTTGGTATGAACAACGCTGTAACTAAGCACGTCGGCACCGCTGGTGGCGCTGCTGAGCTTATCAACGCTGCGTTTGAAGCTGCTGCATACTTCGACATGGAAGACATCCCATACGAAGATCGTGCTCTGTACGTAGCTCCGTCTACCTACTACGCTCTGATCAACAGCAACGACACAACTGTCTCCAAGCTGCTGAACCGTGACCTGTCCACGAACGGTGACTTCGCTAAGGCTGAGTTGTACCAAGTTGCAGGCTTTAACCTGATCAAGACCAACCACATGGCGATCAACGGTACCGCTAACAGCAACTTCGGTCCAGATGGCCGTACGCCAATGAACTCCGCTACTGGCGGCTTCGGCGACGATTACGCTATCAACGCTACCGACACCCTCGGCATGTTCATGCACTCCTCTGCCATTGGCATGATCAAGGCTCAGGACATGGTCACCGAGACTGAGTACTCCGTAGCTAAGCAGGGCACCTTGCTTGCTTCCAAGATGCTCTTCGGTTCCGACGTTCTGCGTCCTTCGGCTCTGTACGAAGTACGTAAGGCTGTTGACGCTTAAGTCATAAACTACCTTTCAAGGGGGGTCCTTAGCGGGGCTCCCCTTTTAAAATCAACCTAAGGCGGATACAATGCTTACACCATCTACCAAACTCGATGCAGTGAACAGTCTACTGACGGCTGTAGGCGAGTACCCCGTATCAAACCTCGTAGACGACATTGCCGAGGCACAGATTGCCATCCAAGTCATCGATGAGGTCTCCCGTGAATTGCAGAGCCGTGGCTGGAGTTGGAACACTCGCCGTAAGGCTAAGCTCACACCTGACACGAACAACAACATCTTTGTCCCTACCAACGTCACCCGAGTGGACGCTACGGATGTCAATGGGTGGAACGACCGTACACAGCGGTTCACCATTCGTAACTCCAAGCTGTTCAACATGGTTGACTTCACGGCTACCTTCGAGACCGAAGTGTATGCCGACTTGGTTTACCTGTGGGACTTCGATGACCTCCCAGAAGAAGCCCGTCGCTTCATTACCCTCGACGCACAGCACCGCTACATGAACCGTGTAGTAGGCGCAGACGCTGACATGGCCCAAGTGCAGGCTCAAGCCTCCCGTGCCTACGTCGCTCTAAAGCAGGACGAAGGTAAGAACGCAGACCGCAACGTCCTCTGGGACAACCCGCTCTCTAACTACATCTCCTCACGTCACCTCGGAGGCTACTAATGCCCTACCTGTCTGATAGCATCCCCAGTCTAACTGGCGGTGTCACTCAACAGGTACCTGAGCTACGCATTCCTACGGCTGCTGACAGCGTAACAAACGCTTACCTCTCGGCGGTCCATGGGCTTAACAAGCGGCGGGGTGCTGAGCATATCGGCAACCTGACCAGCAATGCGCTCGGTACCTCAACCTTTGTACATACAATCGACCGTGACCTTGCTGAGAAGTATATTGTGACGGCAAACTCTGATGGCTCTGTAGAGGTTTTCGACCTCAACGGCACAGCCCAGACTGTAAATGTAGTAGGCAACGCCTCCACCTACATGACCTGTAGTGATCCCTCAGCAAACCTCAGGGCAACCACTGTGGGTGACTACACGTTCTTCGTAAACCGCACCAAGACTGTACTAGCGAACACTGTGGCTGACACACGCCCTCTTCTGGGTCGTAACGCCTCCTTCGCTATCGCTGGTCACTCTGGTGGTGGTAAGTACACTCTCGTGGTGGCAACTGACGTGGAAGACGCTGGCGTAGTAACAACATACTACCGCTCGGCTACCTACGACAGTAAGTCTCGTACGACTGGTACCTCGACCTCTACGGTCACTGCTGGTGCCCGGTCTACGACTACACCCTCGATTACCAACACCCACTCTCAGGCAACCTCTGATTGGGCAACAGGTAGCTCGACATCACCACAGTATGACAGTGTTACCGGTCAAGCGACTGACAGTGTGTCGGCGACTAACGAGAACGATACAACCACGCTCAACTCCATCAAGGATGCTATCTCCTCACTCGCAACTGCGGTGTCCGGTACGTCCTCCGTAGGTGGCCAGTCTTGGGTAATCTCAGACAACACTAAGGGACATGCTCACGATGCCGTGGGTGAACTCGGGTGTAACCGTGAGTTCTACATTGTATCCTTCAACGGCCCCTCAGGTGCCAACTGTACGTACGTCTCCTCCGTTGTCTCTGACTTCGAAGAGCTACCTCAGCATGGCGTAGAAGGCCAGCTGGTACGTGTTGCTGGTAAGAAGGGTCTCGCTGCTGACGATTACTTTGTACAGTGGAGCGGACAGGCTTGGCAGGAAACTGTAGGCCCTGACGCTCAGGAAACGCTAGATGCCGATACGATGCCTCAGGTACTCATTCGGCAGCCTAACGGTACCTTTGATCTCCGTGCGTACGTGTGGGAAGACCGGCTCGCTGGTTCGGCTGACAGTAACGAAAGCCCCTCCTTCGTAGACCGTGAGATCAACGACGTGTTTATGTTTCAGGGACGCCTCGGGTTTCTCTCTGGGGAAAGCATCTCGCTCTCTGAGAGCCAAGCGGTTAGTAACTTCTACCGCACCACGGCTATTCAGGTGGAGCAGGATGAGCGGATCGACGTGGATCTCAACTTCGGGCGAGTGAACGTTCTCTACGCTGCTACCCCTATTCGTAACCAACTGCTCCTTCACTCTGACAAGGGACAGTTCATCGTCTACTCACCTAACGGTGTCATCACAGGCTCTACCGTGACGGCTGCTCAGGTGGCGGACTACAAGGTGTCTACAGAAGTTAAGCCTATCGTTCTCGGTGACACAGCTATCGCTGCTGCCGACATCGGTACCTTCACGCAGGTCCGTGAGTTCTACTTGCGGCTCTCTGATGAACGTATACTCGGCAACGACCTTACCATCGCTGTGCCTCAGTACATCCCTTCGGGTGCAAGTAGCATGGCCGTAAGTCGTGACCACAAGTTCATCGCTATCCACTCCACAGGTGATGCTGGCGCTCTCTACATCTACAAGTTCGAGATGGCTGGAGAGACCAAGGTGCAATCCGCATGGTCACGTTGGGAGATCGGTGAGGGGTCCATTGAGGGTCTGGCGATGTTTGACGACCACCTGTTCCTAGTAGCAGGCTTGGGAGGCGAACGTGAGCTTATCCGTATCGACATCCGAGACCAGAACGAAATAGAAGACAGGCTGCTCCTCGACTACGCTGTAACCCCTACAGGGTCCTACTACAGCGCTCAGGATGAGACGCTTCTCAACATCCCTTACGATGCCAACCTCCTCAACGTAGAGGTCTGGGATCTCTCTAGCGGTAACACCCTGCCGTACGACCGGATCACCTCTGGTGGCAACCTGTTCGTACCCGGTGACGTTACCTCAAATCTCTCCAACATCGTTGTTGGCGTGCAGTATGATATGGAGGTCATTCTCTCCACGATCTACCGGCGTATCCCTAAGAAGGATAACTCTGGCGAGATGGTGATGACGGATGGACGACTTCAGCTTCAGCACCTCAACGTAGCATACGCAGACAGTGTGTCCTTCGACGTGGACATTGCTTCTCGTGGCCGCCCTACACGTTCCTATGCCGCTGGCCCTCGTGCCGGTTTCACTGACATCTTCAGTGGCAAGGTGACGTTCGACAGTGGGTTCCACAAGGTCCCTGTGATGCTCCGTAACGACAACGCTGTGATCTCAATCAAGAACTCTGGACCATTCCGTAGCAACATCTTGCACGTAGACTGGTTCGGTGACCATCAACCGAAAGCTCGGAGGATCTAACTATGGGTCTATTTGACTTCAAAAACGACGGATCAGATAGCCTCTGGGAAGAAGACCGTGGCTTCTGGAATAACATCGGCAACCTCGGCACCAACCTTGTAGGTGGTGTCGGTGGTGGCATCGGGGGCTTCCTTCTGGGTGGCCCTCTCGGTGCTGCCGCTGGTGCTGCTGGTGGCTGGTCCGCTGCTAACCAAGCCTACGACGGCGTAGAATACGGCGTAACAGGTAGCTACGAGCAGAACGCATTAGTTGACTTTGGTGTCGGCGGTGCGGCTGCTGTGGGCCTCACAGGTGGACTAGCGGCCAATGCTATGGGCTTAGGTGCCACAGGTGCTGCCGCTGGTGGTACCGCTGCTGCTGGGGGTGGCGCTGCTGCTGCCGGTGGTGGTACCGCTGCTGCCTCAGGTGCCGGTGGTGGTATGCTTGGCAGCGCTGGTAGCTTCCTTGCGTCTCAGGGCGCTGGGCTTGCCGTGGACTTCCTACAGCAGGGAGCGTCTAGCCTCTTCAACAACTATGCGGCTGAGAAACAAGCTGCGCAGGAACGGGCTGAGAAGGTTGCCTACTACGAGCGTAACAAGGCGGCTGCTGCTGCTACGTACGACGCTAGTGTAGACACCACGGCCCTCAAGTTCCTCCAGAATGATCTTACCGTACGCCAACAGGCATTCGACTTCGAAATGACAGGCCGTATGGCACGCTCGGGCGCTGTTGCGTCTACCGGTGCCTCTAACCTGTCTGGTGTGTCTGCACGAGAGACGTTTAACGACATCTCCTCACAGACCTCTAAGGGTGCCCGTCGGTTCCAACAAACACGCAAGAACGCTGCTGACAGCTTCTACCAAGACATCCAGAACCTCCAGATTGCTCGTGACAACCAAGTCAATACCGTTATCGACCCCCGGCAGATGCCGGTCTCAGATGACATCAAGGGTCTCCAGAAGATTGCCCCTTGGATTGAGTTCGGTGTGGGCATGTTGGGTAGCGTTGGGGATGCGGTAGCGCAGAACAACAACGTCAACGACATCAAGCAAGGAAACAAGTCTTATGGCTCGTGAACCAGTTAAACTAAACTCACCGGTATCCTCTGCTGGTCAGATTGGTAACCGGGCTTCATACATGCGCCCCGGTAACGACCGGTCTGGCTCTAAGGCACTTGCGGATGCTCTCGGGTCTCTCTCGGGGTCTCTCAAAGGTGTAAACCAGCAAGTAGATCGTTACCAGAACGCCCAGCGTCAGTCTGAACTACAGGCGGCGCAGAAGTTCCAGAACGAAGAGATCCAGCGCCAAACCCTACGGGGTATCAAAGATGGCGAAGCTGGTGTTTCTAGCCGTGGATCGTCTGTCCAAGATAGCCCCCTGTTTCATCAAGCGTACCAAGAGGGGCGGATGGGCGCTGACTATGCTCGTACCGTTGCCAATATGGAGCGTGAGACGAACTGGGATGCCTTCGGTGATGACGTAGAAGACGGACACAACAAGCTACAAGCGTTCCTGTTAGATCAGGGCGAGGCAATGATGTCAGGTTACCCACCTGAGATGCAGGCCAAGATGATGGCTGAGTACCGCACCTACGCTAACAAGAAGATGGTTACGCAGGCGACTGAAGCTAAGCAACGTCGTCTTGAGCATATGGGTGAGGACCTCGTGTCCACTCTCGAAGGTCAGATCAGCGTTGATGGTACGCCCGAAGAACTCCAAGCCACCCTCTCTGAGGCTGCAACCCTCTTAGCTAAGGCTGGCGTAGATAACCCTAGCGGTGTTGTCGGTAATGCCCTCATCGTCGCTACGTCCCTCACGCAAAGCCCTGAGACAATCACGGCGGTACTTGAGGACAAGGACTTCGCAAAGACACTCAGTAGCGATACTCGGGTTGCTCTTATCGATGCCCGTGACAAGGCTGTAGCTAAGAAAGAA